AACGTCTGTATGGATTGGCTCAGGATCAGACAACTCGATGTCGCGGTAGAAACCGGCCACCTGTAATTTACGGATGTCGTTTTTGGTTTTGCGCATTACATGGGTAACACGCTCGGCCGTCTGTGTACTCGACGCGCCGTAAGGAATGATGATGTCTTCTGCAGGGATGTACATTGACACTTGACGGCCAAGTGATGGATCGTAGTAGACCTTCTTAAATGCAGAACCAGCTAATCCCAAGCTATACAGCATGCGCTCATGCTCAGGGCGATACTCCAACATCACTTCGGTCAATTGGTAGTTCATGTCATCGCGGACACGTTCTGCAGCTTCGGTGGTTTCTGGATTTTCTTCGCCAATGATGCGGGTCTTGACGGGGCCCTGCGCTGGGAAACTCTCAGTAATAGTCTCTGATTGGAAACGGATGGCCGCTTCTGTAAGAATTGTGGAGTACACGCCACAGGCACCTAGCCATGGCTCTGTGCGCTCTTCGTAGTTCATGCCTAGGACGTCAAGTCCTTTTACATACATCTCTACCCAATCTTTGCGAGACTGGATGTCGGTGTCCACTAAATCAATTAACTCGCTGGCTAACTTTTGCAGTTCGCCGTCATCCATTTCTTCGGCAAGGTTTACATCAAACTCTTCTTCGGTCTGCGGCAAAATTTCAATTTCCATTCCGCCCGCTTTAATTGTTACCGACTCAGGGTCTTCAATTTCAATTTCCAAATCCGGTTCTCCAAGTCCTGCATCAATACCCATAGGGGCTTGGTAAAGGGATGGGCTCATACTATTTGTTGCCATTTTTTTTCCTTAGATCAGTTTCCAGTTGCCATCTGGGCAATATTGCTTGGGCATTTTTACATTTCCACCAGTTTTATATGGAACTTCTTTTGGTTGCCTAGAAGTGTCTCTATCTAAATTTTCTTTAAGTGGTAGCCCTTGTAATCTTCCCGCTTCCATACCGCGACGAATTAAATCCATCAACTGTTTGTTTTTTGGGTGAGCCACTGCTTGCTTGTGGGCTTCCATATCTTTAGCATATTGCCTTCCTGTTTGACCGGCAAAATTTGTTCCCGTTCCATTCCAAGCTTCTGCAAATGGTATTTTAAGCTTATCGGCAACTCGCTTCTTTGAATTTAATGCGGCCAAAAAATTAACATCAGTTGGGTGTATGTTGTATGTGTCATTCAACATTTTTTGAAACTCAACATCCTTTTTATTCCCAAAAGTAACGCCGCTATGACCCATATCCGTCCGCCCTTCTTTTAAAACAAAAGCAGCAGCTTCTTCTTGAGATAGTGTTGGGTATCCGTATTTTTCAGCCGCACCAAGTAAAAGTGCTTGCCTGTATAGTTCCTGTGTAGCTTTTGAAGGATCAGTGTAAATTGATGATGTCTCTGGATTGGTGTCTGGTTTATCAATTTGTTTTTTGCCAACGTAATTTCCGCCTGTTAGCAAACGATTAATGGGGCGCGTTTCCAATCCTTCTGTTCCCCCATATTTTCCTTTTGGATCAGCGCGGTATGCCTCAATACTTTTTGGCAAGTCGCTTGGTATTGTTGACCTTGGCAAACCAAACAAAGGCTCTTTATCTCTTTGACCAGTTTCAAAATTCATGGTCATGTCTCTAGGTGTAGGTAGTTCAGGCTCTTCGTAAATTGTTTTTTTAAGCCCCAAAGCATTTGCCACAGGTACTAACTGTGGGAATCTTTCAATCAAGTCTTGTAAACCAGCCATGGTATTTCTTTCGTTGGTTGTTTTAGTAGTAGCTGTGCTTACGCCTAAAACTCTTTAACTCTTCCCGTTCGTCGGATTCTAATCTCAAGAAGCCGCCTTGTCGAAACCTTATCAAGGCTTGAGTGCTTGAGTCCACAAGGTCGTCGTGGTCGCCCATCGGGAAGGACGCCATTTGTTCAACTACTTCACTGGCCCACCGGGTTTCTGGTGCCCACACTTTACCAGACCGGAACATGTCTGTAACAGAATTTAAGCGAACGAATTTATCGTTGCCACGGCTAGGGGTGTACTCTGAAACCATTACGCCTATTTTACGCAGTTCAAATATTAATGGGGCCCCCGCCGCTTTAGCCTCAATAATACAAGCGTCCGGCTCCCATTCTTGGTACGCGGCTAGGGCGCGTTCTTTTAATTCTGGGAACTCCATCCGTTTCTGGAATGCATCAAGGAGGATGACGTTTACATTGTTGACGTCGCCGTCCATATAAAAGACGCCCCAAGTAGTACAGGCCGAATAGTCGGAGCGTTCGTTTTTTGTAAATGCCGTGTCCCAAGACTGGATGATAAATTCGCAGGGCGGCGGATTTTCTTTGTCCCAAATCTTCCACCACTCCCTTTTGACCATCGCACCTTCTTCACCCGTTGGGGCTTGTTGGTATTGGGCGTTCCATTTTGACGGTGGCAGTTCCTCGCGTAGCGCGCTCAATTCCTTGAAGGACCAGAATTCAGGCCATAAGGGATTACCACTAGGCATGATGGCGGGGAACTCGATGACCTCCCACTCCTCGGCTTGGTCCCTCATGGTGGCGTCTTTAATTACCCGGCCCGTCAAATCTCTATCACCCCATCGGGTCATAACGATCACGATCGCGCCGCCCGGTTGTAAACGCTGCCGGGGGCCGGACGTATACCATTCATAGGTTTTGTCAAAGACGCTAGGATCGCCAGCCGCCATGGCAGCCTCTTGCTCAGAATGCGGGTCATCAATAATCAACAGGTCCGCGCCCTTACCAGTAACAGTACCGCCCACACCAATGGCAAAGTATTCCCCGTTCTGATTAGTAGCCCACCGGCCAGCAGCCTTACTATCTTGTCTCAATGCCACCCCGGGAAAAACCTTGGCGTACATTTCTGAATCCACCAAGTTCCTAACCTTCCGGCCAAAGTTGACAGCCAAGTCCCCAGTATTGGAAGACTGGATAATCTTCTTGTTAGGGTATCTACCTAGGAACCAGCTAGGCAACAAGTACGAAGCAAACTCCGACTTAGTGTGCCGAGGCGGCATGTTAATGATCAGCCTCTTTAAGGTGCCATTGGCGATAGCCTCGAATTTTTTTGCCATCACTGCATGGTGTCTGCCATGGATAAAACCCGGCCACATCATCTTTACGTAGGACATAAAGTTGCCCTGTGCCGTCTCCCTTTCCAGCGCCGTCCTATATTCGTCAATCTGAGCCAGTAGTGTCTCTTGTTCATTAGGCTGCAACCCAGCCATCAACTGCTCTATCTTTTCAAGGTCGGTCATTCCAAAGCCTTGAAGTTAATGTACACCGGCCGGATCGACCTGCCACCGCCATTGATCTTTTTAAGAACCCCAAGGCGAACCAACTTATTAACAATGTCCATCGTGTTCCCTAAACCTGATTTGCCCCTCTGGTAGGCAATGTCCCTAATAGTAGGGGAATACCCGTACATCTTCCACCATTCATCGACGATTAAAAACACTTCCTTCTGTACTGGGCTCATTTCCATCTCCATGCATTCTTGCTCTGTAAAGTCCATTTTGGACGCCCGCATGCTTAAATTTATAGCAACTTTACCAAACGAACCCAAACTCTTGGGTTGCTTTGGTTTTTTTAATATAAGAGATGCGTTCTTCATATATTTTTTTGTATAAATTTTTTTAGGTTTCTTCTTGGTTGGAAGGTGGGGGGGTATCGAAAATATCAGGGTTTTGATTGAGTGGAATAGTATGTATAGAGTCATGGGACTCCGGCTGGCTGGCTTGGGGGGTGGGGGCCGGGTGGGGTTCGATGCTGGCCAATTCTGAAAGCAGGCTGTCGGCGTCGGCGTCGGCGTCGATCACGTTTGCGTCTACTGCACCGGCTGACATCAAGCGCCGCAGCTCACCCATAACCCGAGCCTTCGCATCCTCACTGCTTGAGATGGTGCGCACTTCCTTGCGTTCAGTGAAGGCAGCCACTTCGGTAACGGTCCCGAGCACCTTGGCCGCTTGGACCTTCTGAGCCGGTCCGGCATCAGGGTCGAGCACCACTTGGACCAGCGAATGGATTACCAGAGCCCTGAGAGCGGCTGGGGTTCTATGTTTCTCTGCCTCAATTGCTGCTTCATAGGCCATGATCTCGCGCTTTACTCTAGCATCGGCGGCGACCTTATAGGGCGCTGTGACTATTGTGCTGGGCGCTGGGTTCTTGTTATACGCTGTCCGGTAGGCGTCGGCTTTGGTGGAACCCTTCGCGACTTCGTGGGCAAATCGCTTTTGTTTACTGGTGAGTTCAGATTGTGACCGTCTGCCCAATATATGGTCGATGGGTATCTGATCCAGACCGTCGCGTATTTGAGCGCGGGTTAATTTGGTGGGTTTGGTTTGCTTGATCATTGCCGGATTGTAGGGGAACAGAATGAGGACTGCAAGACTGCCAGGTTTTTAGTGGATTGGAGTCAAAACAGGAAAGGGAGAGGGAGAGCGCTTCCCTTGAGGGTTTGTTGTCTCAGCCCCTACTTGAGCAGCACACAAGCCGCTGGGCTTCGCCCGAGAATACCGGCCGCGAGCTTGGGCACAGGACCGGCCACCGCGCAGGCAGCAGCACCGGCCACCGAGGGAAAACCGGCCCAATAAATTATTTTTGCAATTGGCGCAGTTGCGATCGTTTTGGTCGTTGGCACGTACGACGGAATGAGTGACCGCATGAGACTATCAAGCCCTCACCAACCACGACAGGAGCAGACAACATGACCTACACCGCAGCACAATTAAACAGCCTGAGCCGCACCGCCGAGAAGATGGCCGCAGCCGCGACGATCCTAATCAGCGATCATGAGCAATGCACACAAGCAAACCAAGTGACGCACCTAATTGCCGAGATGCGCTTAGCGGCCCAGCTCATGAAAGGTGGACAGAGCACCGAGGCAGCCGAGCGCCTATTGGGACTTTTCGCAGACTATCAACCACAGGAGCAAGCAGCATGAGCCACACAAAAGATTATTCGGTAACGATCGAAGACGCCACCGGCCGCACCGCGAAGATTTTCGTTAATGGTGGAAGCGTAGACGACCTAATGGCAAAGGGTTTTAACCGCGTCGAAGCCGTCGAAGGCGTAGAGGAAAGTACTTTTCAGGCCGCTATTCGCGACGGACTAATCGGGGCCGATGCTTGGCTGGTATCCACAGACCGCAACCCACAGGAGTAAACGCAATGATCTACACCGCGCAAATAAACCACTTCGGAAACGTCATTATCTGCAAGGGTAACGACGTGCGGAACAGTTACCGGATCGCATTCAGCGGAACCTATGCCGAATGCATGGCTTTCAAAAACAACCACTAGGAGCAAAAAGCATGAGCCACACACACGAAATCGAATCAATGAAAGCTTGGGCGCTGGAGCACTACGAGCAGGGAGGCGACCTAATGATCGAGAGCTGGACCGACGCCGATTATCAAAATCTATTCACCCACAGCGAGACCGGCACGGTCCTGACCACGGCCGAGGCTTGGAAGGTACTAAAAAACGTCGCGGGATGGTGGGCAGACCAAAACGCAAACGCTATCAATTCAGAATTTTAAGGAGCTCACACCATGACACCAGCACGACGCCAGCAATTAGATCGACTGTGCCGCCGTATCCGCAACGGCGCGGCCCTATGGGGAGACGAGGGGCCAGCGCGAGAAGAGAAGGCCGACCGGGTTTTACACAAGGCCCGCAGCCGCTTGGCACCAATCGAAAAAGAAGAGAACCGGGCCCGCATGAATGAAATTTTCGAGCGCCGTTATTCGATCGACACCGCAATTTATTATTCTTAACAGGAGCACACGCAATGAAATACACGACAGCCAACCACAACGGAACAAGCCTAGGAGAATTCGACACACTAGCCGCAGCGCAGGAAAATTGCCGGTTTTACACTGAGCAGACCGGCAACGCCGCGACATGGGAGCGCGTCGCCCCGGTCCAGCGCAGCGCCTATAAATCCCTGATTCGCGTCGCACTCGCTACCGGGTACGCCGTGACCGTTGACAGTGGAGGCGATGAGCCGGACTTGAGCCGGTCCAAAAAATACCGCGAAATTTGCGAGCACGTTGCAGCAGTAGAAGAGGCACAAATCACGCTTCACGACAGCGCCGGGAAATATGCAGGCTGGGCACTCATTCACCCATACGCGAGAGAAGACGACGGAGGAACCGTTATAGACCACAGCGTGAACGCATTTTTTCATAGCTGGGACGAAACTTTTTATTGTCGTGCGTGATCGACTAACAGGCCCGCGCGCGGGTTTGTTGGGCGCTTTTGCCAAACTTCAAGGAAACAAAACCATGAAACAATTTTTAGACTTTTCCACACTACCGGCCAACGCCTGCTATTTAGGCAGCAGCGAGGGGCCCGACTCCATGGCCGAGGAAGTGGCCGACGCTATCGACGAGGCGATCGAGCCGGTTTATATTCGCGAGCCCGACGGCAGCCGCGCATTTTTTGATCTTGCAGGAGCTTAAACCATGAACGAAAACCTAATCGAACTTATACGCGAGGCAGCCGGGACGCTTCTAATCCTATGCCACGCAGCAGACCAGCCGCAACCATATGCCGAGGCGCTGGCCCGCGAGCTTAACAACGAAGCCGACCGCATGCGCTTGGAGGCAACTCAATGATTCAAATCGCCCGCGTTACCTACCAATCCGCCACCGATACCAAGGGCGCGCGCCTGCGGATTAAATTATTGGCCGACAACAATAAAAAACCGACTTCCTGCGCTTATGACTACGCGAGCCCAAGCCCCACAAGGGAAGCAGCCGCGCAATTTTTTGACACACACCCCGATTTTGTCGAATATATCGGAGTCGAAGGAAATTCAACTTTTTACGCTTACAAAACTTAGGAGCTAACACCATGAAAACAATCTACACCGAAAACGGATTCGACAACCGCACCGAATATCTTAAAGAGCTCGCGCAGGAATACGACCCGGCCGTCGTTTACGCGCTGGCCGACATGCTTGGACCTGAGGAAGACTTCGACGGACTGGTTACCAGCTTGGAAGATTACGCCGAGGGGTTTTTATGATCGCCGAAACAGACCGAGAAATCGAACTCGACGCCCTAGGCGTTGAATTGGCCCGCCGCTTGGGCTGGGATGGATACGAGATATTTTTCACCATGGAACGCGCCCTAATCGATGCGAACTTTCACACCGCAGCGGCCACCCTTCGCGCCGCTTGGGATAAATACGAGGCCACACAAT